TGGACATAAAATGTTGCTGTTGTTCCTGTACCAGTTGCAATTGTCAAAGATGATGATCCTGATGTTGCTCCTACTGGTGCAGCAGTTGTGTGTAGTGCAGACACGATTGTTGCGTTTGTTGCTACTACAGAAACATTTGTTCCTGTGTCAACTGTTGCGACGAACCTTAGTGCGTCAGCAGCGTCAACTGTGTTGTCTGCTGGGACTGGCAATGCAGCAGGTGTAGCAATTGCAGAAGCGGTTGTGTTAGCCGTTCCGTCCAATGATACAGCAACTGTCATTACAGCAGCATTTGCAGGTGCTACTGCTACCATGCCCAAAGTCATGGCTGCAACCACGGCTAGTGCGATTTTCTTTAATGAATTCATTACTTATTTCTCCTTGTTTATAGTGTTTTTAGTCCATCCAAATAATCTTCGATGTCTTTTATTTGGCTAGGTTTATATTGTATCACATTGCGACTCTCCAAGTCAAATTGCTCCTCTGGAGTCTTTGGTCTGTCTTTAAAGGTGTGAACCTCTACTTCAGTGTCTATATTTTTTGAGGTATGTGATATTGCCCCAAATATTGCTCCACACACAGCATCAGCCAAGTCCTTTGACTTTTTGCGGGGGTGGTCAACTCTGTCATTTTTCATGATCTTTAACTGGGTTAGTTCTTCAAATAATAAATCAATTGCAGGCATAGCAAGTCTTTCCTCATATACAAGCATAGCCATATCTTCATAATGTTTTTTAGCAACAGAAACAGTATCAGTTTTCATTCCAACCTGCTTGAGTTCATTCTGAATATCAAATGATTGCCAACGGTCAAATGAAACCATGCCAATATCAAACCCTATCCTTCTAAGGTTCTGAATCCATTGCTTAACTTCTGAAAGATTAACTGGGCCTTCTACCTTTGGTTCCCACCATGCCACTGCATCTACTATTACAATTGGTGCTACCTGTTCGTAGTTATTAATGACTTGTATGTTTACCCATTTTTCTACATGTGCAATAGCAACTGCACACTTATCGTGTTTCTGGGCAAGGTCAGCATGCACATAATACTTTTTAGTTGGATCTGGTTTAAAGGCTTCGTCAAACCTTCTAAAGTTATCCACAGGATTTCTAAGTGTCATACAGGCTTTTACTTTTTCTTGTTGCTTAAAGAATGCATCTGATGCAAAGGTTGGTACGCATGTAAAGCGCATCATTGCATCTCCAAGGTCAGTCATAAAAGCAATCTTAAAATCATCAATCTCTCTTGTTGGGTTTACTTCCCATGTAGGTCTTTTTAGTGCGAATACTCCAGGGTATTTATATGAGATGATATGATCTTCATCCCAGGAAATTTCAAACTTATTGTTTGGGTCTGTGTCAGGTAGTAATGGATTAATAATAAACTCGTGGGTTCTTTCAACTACTTCTTTCTCAGCAACAACTGCATCGTACTTCTCTGAGATGTAGTCTCCTGGATATCTTGGGAATGAAAGCAAAACAACTTTACCAAGGTCTGGGAAGCGAGAGTCAACTGATCCACGGAAAGCCTTGTAGATATTCTCAGCAGTCTTTCCTTGTTCATTACCTGTTCCAACTTCAGATGCAAAACCAGAGATCTCATCAAGCACTGCAAGAAGAAGGTTTAGCCCCTCATGCGATTCTCTTTCTGAGTGACCAGAATAAACAGTTATAGACTTATCAAACTCAACTGAGTCTGCTTTTGCATAGTACTTTCCAGCAAACCATGGGGATCTTTCAATCTTTGATTTAAAACCTTTAAAGAAAACATTCTTAGCCTGCTGTGCGTTAATCGCAACGTTAATTAAATCAATAGCATCTCCTGCTGGCTTACCGAAGTATTTTGCTGGGTCTTTTAAACACAATAGTTTATATACAATATATGCACACGCTACGGTTGATACGAAGTCTTTGCCAGATCCCTTGCCAAGTTGCAGGATAATTTCATTCTTAGTATATTTTTCAAAGTATCTTGTGCCTTCTTCTTCTCCCATTATATCAATGAGATCTTCTTTGCGATAGATTTGGCTCATTGCCTCTACAATGTCGTACTGTATATCAGACAGTCCAGGCTGACCTAGGTAGGCTTCACCCTCAACAAATGTCTTTGCGTTTACTGGTGTCTCTTGAAAATGGTTATCTTTGAGTACTTCAAGAAAATCATTGAACGTCGTGGACAACTGTAATCACCTCGTTGTCTTTTGCAAATGAAGAAAGTCTACGCATAATCTCATCACGAACCTGTGGATACTCAGATGCAATGTCTTTTAATATTAAAACAAGAACTTCTTGTCGTCTTTCAATCTCCATCATTTCTTCTGCAAGTTCTTTGTTCTCAAGCAGACCAGCCTTTTGTAGCATATCAATACGCTTAGACTCAATATCCATGACAAGTTTAATTGCAGCAGTCTTTGCGCTAAGATTGTTTGTCATTGATGCTTCATCAATAACTTCGTATGTGCGAGACACTAACTTACTGTAGTGTGTATCCGCAGCAGCAAGTGCTTCTTTAGCACGAGCACGGATAGCATCATTAGCAGATGCCATTACTTTCCACTCATTGATAAGAGTTACTACTCTTTGTCTTGGTATTGAAAGTTGCTTAGAGATTACGGTTGGGTCATTACCCTTAAGGTATTCTTCTACTACCTGATTTACTTGATCAAGGTGCTTAACTAGATCATCTTCAGTTGACATATTTTCCCTCTAGCCTATTTATTTCATCCTTGATATAAAAGATTGCCTTCTCTAAATCCTGTATAGTCTTTGCTTCATCTTTAAGCCCTGCTCTCCACAGATACTTAAAGGCATTACCAATGTTAAAATTACGATGACGAGTTATCTCAATGCACTCAATACCAGATGGGTCTGATGTGTAGTGTAAGGGATTATTAACTTGATCAACTGTTATGTTTAGATTGTCACTCATAGGATTCCTCTTCATCAAGTTCCCAATCAAATGATTCTGGAATTCCTTTTAGCGCAGCAAAGGCAAAAGCAAAACCAACAGCGCCTGTGACAGCAAGTGCTACCAACGCTTTTTCAACTCTATTCATCGTTTCGACCTCCTTAATCCAAACTTGGCAAGGTATACGTAGATAGTCTCTAGACTCACTCCACACTCCTTTGCAATCTCTTCTGGAGTCTTCTTGTCCATAAGATATCTCTTACGCATAAAAGTCTCACTTGTATATAGTTTAGCAGCCATGGTACTATTTGTCAACTCCAATTGCTTTCCCCCAGTTTTTTATAGCCCAGTGCCCAATACCACAAGCATCTGCGACATCGTTATCAGTAATAGTTCTATCATAGATTGTATTAATAAACCTTATAGTTCTTTCTTTACGAAGGTTTCTTTCATAGGTCTTATACCAAGAAACTGATTTACCAGGATGTTGTGAGCGAATAAATAACTGCTCATCCTTTGATATTTTTTTGTTTCCTATGTAGTTTTGCCAAGTAATTGGTGAAACAGTTCCTATTACTTTTGTTCCAGTTTGACCAGCAGCACCTAATATTGCTCCCTGAACTAAAGCAAGGTCTGCAGCAGTCTTTGGACTATTCATAAACACAGTGTGCTCAATAATTATTGCTTCAAATCCACCGTATATATCAAAAAATCCTTTTACTTTTTTACCTGCATCCATTACCTTTTCGTAGGTATTGTTTCCTTCAAAACTAATCTTACCAACCGACTCAAGGTTTTCTCCAACAAACAAAGAAAACGCAAGGCTGTTAGTACTAGCGTCAATAGCACAAATTTTATGTGGCTTTATTTCTAGCCCCCACTTATTTTTTACCATTTATTTTTCCTTTTATTTCTTTTATTGCTTTAAGTACTGCATCAGGGTTTACACTGCAAGATGAGCAAACTGGATCATCATTGTATATAGAAAGTGGTGCAGAACAGGACTTACAAAGTCTTGTCTTACCTTTTCTTTTTTGTCTTTTAGATTGAAGATACCTTGCTGCAATCTTTTCTTTTGTTGCGATGTCTCTACAGTTTGGAGAACAGTATATCTGATAGGATACTGTTGGCTCAAAGTTGTTGTCGCAGCATTTACAATTGTTCACCGAGAATCTCCAAGGGTGCTATTTTTAACACGCCTGGACCTGCAGACTCACATGCTTTTTTAATTGGGCATGACTTGCATATCTTGGAGTTTGATCTATAGTT